GGGTACTTGGTAAGTCATCACAACCTGTAGACCATTTCCCTGATAAGGAGAAAGTAAAAGTGACTAAGGAAGTTGCTGAGGTTGGCGCAGGAGATGACCTGCCATTTTAATAATCACTAATTTAAACTAAGGGGGGGGGCTTATGCCCTCCTTTTTTTCCTTATGCCAAAAATAAGCTATGCAGACTTGCAAGGTCAAATTGACAATTACCGATATGGTAGAATTAAAATGGGTTTGGACTTTGGTCACCCTGAGATAGACAAGTACCTGAAATTTAAGAGGGGCAATTTTAATGTCATTATTGGACATAATAATGTAGGTAAGACTACAACAATCATTTTCTTGATGGTTATGCAAAGTGTCAAGAATCAGATTAAGTGGCTTATCTATAGTTCAGAGAACTCACCTGAAAGCATAGGTATAAAGATCATACAATTCTATTTGGGTAAATCCATTACACGAATAGAAGAGGATGAGATGCAAAAGGCTATGAACTTTATGATGCAGTTCTTTATAATTTTAGATGCAGACAAACAGATATGTACCTTTAATCAGTTACTTGAGGAGGCAACAGACATACATAAAGAAGAGGGCATAGATGGTTTTCTTGTTGACCCTTACAACTCTCTTGCCAAAGATCGAGAGATGTTTAAGCAGTTAGGAGGTCATGAATATGACTATGAGGTAGCCTCAGCTTTCCGCACATGGTGCAAACAACAACAGGTATCTCTATGGTTAAATACTCATGCGGTTACTAATGCTTTAAGAAACAAACACTCAGGTACACATGAGTATGCTGGACTCACTCAACCGCCACGCATTGGCGATGTTGAGGGAGGGGCTAAGTGGGGCAACCGCTCTGATTCTGTATGGTGTATTCATAGATACCTACACCATAGCGACCATTGGATGTATACTCACATACATAACTACAAGGAGAAAGAGACCTCAACAGGAGGTATGGTCACGCCATTGGATGAGCCTATACGATTGAGGATGCTACCTAATCAGGTAGGCTTTGAGATGTTTGGCACACCTCTCTTGCCTCAGGCAGTAAAGAAACAAGAAAGTCTACCTTATGAAGATTTGCCTTTTTGATTATGTCAGATAAGAAAAAAGATTGGTTAGAAGACCCTATGCGCTGGAACTATAACGAGAGCAAGTCAATGGCTTTGTTATGGTTGAGGTCAAAGAATCAGATGCTCATGGACATAGCGCAAAGGTTGAAACCTAAAGACCTTAGCCAACCCTCTGAGCAGATGGATTTGTTTATTGACTTGACAGGTATGTACTCAGCAATGGATTCTGCTATTGATATGGTTGAGGAGGTACAGAGGCAGGTGTGGGATGCTGAGGCAAAGAATGCAGAATTAAAGCTGACCATTAGACACCTGTCTGATAAGGTCAGGAAGTATGAAGAACAATTAGATGAACTTGATGAGTATTTAAGATGATAGCAAACGAACAAACACTACAAGAAGAGTATGACAATTATATTATCAGGCACAGGATTTTGTCTAATAGAGAGAGGCGCAATGTGATAGCAAGGTATGCGTTCTTTGTAGCGGCAAGAGATATATACACTACCCTACAGATTGCAAGGGTGAGTAAAAAGAATCACGCAACCGTCATACACGCTTGGCGCAATCATGAGACTAATATGCGGTTTGATAGGATGTATCTGAGTTACTACAATGAATCTTTAGAAATCATAAGTCAGATAAAAAAAGATCAAGAGATTGATGAGAGCAAAGAGATGACTCTGCGTAAACAGAACGCAGAGTTGCTGGAGCGTTTACAAAATGTCAGAGAAGAGTTACAGGAAACACGAAACGAGTTGTATATTGTTCAGGGAGAACTTAACGCCATGAACAAAGATGAACTTAGCACTTGATATAGCACCCCTTGCAGGAATTTTAGTTGGCATCAACTATTGGAACTCAGAGATGGATGATGACTATGAAACCCCCAAGTACCACTCCTTGCAGTTGTGCTTTGGGGTTTTTGCTTTGGTACTTACCTGGCACACCATAAATGAAGAGTGATGAATCTATTAGAGGTACTTGCAAGACATCACAATGAATGGTTAGCAATGGCTAAGAAGTTTGGCGCAGGGTCTTTTGCTGAAGACCTTGTGCAAGAGATGTACCTCAGGCTCAACAAATACATAGATGACCCTAAGCGTATCATGCACAATGATACAGAGCCTAACAAGTTATTCATATGGGTTACCCTGAGAAACATTGTCAACAGATACCACAAGACTAAAGACATTCATGTATATGTACCTGACTATCACCAACACCTCAACAAGGCAGAAACGGAACGCTCAGAGAGTGATGACTTGTTTGAGGAGTTCATAGATAAGATATGGTCAACGGCAAAAGAGTTGTATTGGTTTGACTTTAAGATGTTCCAGCTTTACCATACAACAGACCTCACAATGCGAGACATACAGAGTGAGACTACTATAAGCCTCAGAACGATTTTTACAACCTTAGATAAAGCAAAGCAATATGTCAAAGAAAACCTCCAAGAAGAGTATGAAGAGTACCTCAAGCAAATCAAAGAAACAGAGTAAAGGCTTAGGTGATACCATTGAGAAAATCACAGAGGCTACAGGAATCAAGAAACTTGTCAAGTTTGTAGCAGGTGAGGATTGTGGGTGTGAAGAACGCAAGGCTTTACTCAATGACTTGTTTCCATACAAAGAGCCTGAATGTTTAGAAGAGGATGAGTACAACCAGCTAACAGAGTTCTTTGAGACTTTTGACAATGGTACTATAAAAGAGAAGTACACTAAACCTATAGCAACTATTCATGCGAGGGTCTTTAATCATAAGATGTATATGCCCTGCACCTGCAACCCTAAGGAGTGGAAACAATGGACAAGAGACTTACGCAAGGTATATGAACAATACAAAACTGAGTAAACTGCTATTGCTTTGGTTGTATAGTAATGGGCATAAGATCATAAAATATGAAGAGGCACAAGGCATACGAACACGATACAAGGGGCAAGACTTTTGTTTTGATATTAGCGGTTCTTATGGGGGTTATAGGGTTGCTTATGAGTCTCGTGTTTTTAAGTTTTATAATGCAGACAAACTTGTTAAGATAACTGACCTAAGTGAGTACCAAGAAAAATAAATCTCTAAGCAAGTACCTAAGTGAGAACATAAAGTTATCTAAGGGCATAACAAAAGACCGAGTTGATATGGGTAAGCAAGGTGAGGATTTATTTAAGGAACTTACAGGTGCGGTAAAGTCATCCCTTGAGGATGACAAGAAGCACATAGATTTTTATTGGGGTGATAAACTTGTAGATGTAAAAGGACTCAAGGGTATGCACCTGAAAGGGTTCATACTCCTTGAGTTCATAAATGTATGGGGAGGTCATGGTTGGTGCAGTTGGAATAGTAACGCTGAGTACATTGCTTTTCAGTTTCCTGATAGATTCTATGTGATGTTAAAGAATGATTTGAGGGCAAAGGCTATAGCCCTATGCCCACCCTTTGACTCCAGCCAGGTACACCGTCAGAACCGCATACCTTATGCGGATGCTTTGTATAAGTGGGTAGGTAGAGAGCGGTCAAAAGATGTGTTTACTTACCTGAAGTTAGAGGATGTGCTGGGCATAGTGTTCAAAGAGATACCATACACTATGTAGTATTGTTAATAATTTTGTGTATATTGCGGTATAACCAAAATTAAATGCTATGAATGACATTTTAGATTACATTGATTTCGCATCTATATGCGATGACCACAACCTTGAGACAGGTGACCTTTCACCAATGCTCAGTATGGTTCTCACTCAAGCCTTGAATCAGTTTATCCAACAAAACAAGTAAGCCATGAGTAACCTGTTAGCCGAGTTAGATAAGATTTCTCAGGAGTGGTACGGAACGAATTACAATGACCTGCCCTATCTATATCCTGATACGGCAGAAGAGGACAAGTTTCTTAGAAACGAGTTAGTATGGTCAGAGTATTGCATCCGCAAGGACTACCAACACATGAAGAAACTTATCAACTCTTAGAACAATTAACCAATGCCTCCACCTTAAAAGGGTGGGGGCTTTTCTATTTAATAAAAGTGCTATGACTAAAAAAATCACTATGCTCAATGGAGAGCAACACAATCAGGATTGGCTTGTAGAACAAGCCGCCAATGATGATTTCTATTATGGCTATCTCGGTAAGGTAGCCTTTAGCAGTTCCAACATCAAGAAACTGCTGGACTCACCACGAACTTACTACAACCTTATGCAGTATGGGGATGAGACTAATAGCCAAGCCCTCAGGGATGGTAGGCTCATTCACATGATGGTGTTAGAGCCTGAGAAGATCAAAGACTTGGTGTTTGCAGATGTGAGTACCAAGACTACCAAGAAGTGGAAAGAGATGAGTGCAGAACACCCCTCTCATATCCTATACACCATTAAGGAGAAACAAAAGGCAGAGCAACTGACTGAGGCGTTATTCAAAAACGCAGAGGCAGTTGAACTGCTTAGAGATAGTCAGTTTGAGGTAGCCGCAGTAGACTACATAGAGGGCTACCCATTCAGGGCTAAGGCAGACATCCTAAAAAACAATGGGGGACTTATTGACCTGAAAAGCACAAGCGACCTCAGGAATTTTGTCTATAGTGCCAGGTTTAAGTATTCTTATGATGTTCAAGTGTACATCTATTGTACCCTATTCAATGTTGACTATTCTCAGTTTAAGTTCTTGGTCATAGACAAACTCTCATGTGATGTGGGGGTATACTCCTGCTCTCAGGATTTCTTTAACAAGGGCGAGGAGAAAGTCAAGTTTGCCCTCCAGCAATACGCAGACTTTTTTGAAGACCGCAACCTTGAGGACATTCAGCAAGAGGTGAATAACTATACAATACATGGAGAGTTATGAAATATAGTAAGAATGATTTGATGGGTTTTAATAGAACCAACTATAATAATCAGTACCACAAGAGCAAACCCCTACCTCATTGGAGACACCTTGACGGTGTCCTCAGGAGAGGTAAATACAAGGGCTTAAAATTAAGCCAAGTGCCTCAGGACTATCTGAAGTATATGTATAAGACTTGGAACTTAAACGAGAGCCAAAAGAAAGAACTTAGAAAGTTTATACTATGAGAAAGTTGCAGTACAGAATAAAGATCAAAGCAAGAGAATACATCTTTGACACTATACAAAAGGCAAGGGATTGTAGGCAAAAGCTGAGAGAGATGGGCTACAGAAACATATCATTGTTAGTAGAAGAGTATGACTGACCAAGAGAAAGCCACAAAGATTCTATTTGCCTTGATGGTATTTACGATTTGCATATTTGCATTAAGTGTATTAGCATTGATGTATGTGTATGTACATCCTACAATAACTTTATAATGAAAGAACTTGAGAATCATATAGTAATTGAGGAATCTGTTAAACAACAGAAACAAATTGAACACGAACTCATTGGTGAAATAATACCTCACAATGG